TAGCGCTAAGGATCTAAGTTTCATGATTTTCTCAATTCAAGAATCTTATAAGCGCATCTTGGCTAAGGTGGAAGCCAAGATCTCTTTTGGTGCCGATAAACTCGGACCATTTGAGACTGCCCCCCCAGCTATTCGGTTTTCAATGCTGTCTGACTCCTTAACTTCCGGAATGGAAATATGGAGCCTTTCGGCGACCGATGACTGGGTGACTACTGTTAATTCTTTGTTCGTCAATAAAAAGAATTCCTCTCCTTCTCCTGAAGGAAGACCTGGTCCCTTAAGACCGGAGGATGAGCAAGTGATGGATGTTCCTTTTAAGAAAAAAATTCAAAAAAAATTAATAGAACACACACTATGCTCTTTAGGAAGAGCCCGTAAGATCTGCGAAGTCTTCCTAGGGTTTTTGGATATCTTCGGATACCATCGCTCCGTGAATTGGTACCCAATATTAGTTAAATGGTTTATCCTTGACTATTATGGTTTATCTATCGTTAACTGGAAGTTTCACCTGACTTGGCTTGGTAACAGGCTTAGGAAATGTGAGACGGTTCGGGCAGAGGCGGTGATAGACATTCCAGGTTATTTGCTGGATGGGGCAATTCGGTGTTGGTTGATTAGAAAGATAGACCGTAATAACAATCGTTCCCGAGTGATTGTTGAAACCCTCCTTCAGGGTATGAAGCGAGGAATGCCGTCGATGCGGTCATTTGAGGCTGCCGCCGAGGAGGCAGCCACCCTTAAGCTCTTATGTTCCCCAGACCCCAAGCCGGGTCTCTTCCTTCAGGAAGTCGTGGCCAGGACGGCCCGTGAGATTATAAGAGGGCGGCCGATTGAGTTTTCGATCGACAGCCGCACGCCAATAGGAACGCGTGCAGTGGTTAGGAGAAGTTGGGATGATACGTCGGTTGGTGAAGGTCAAGTGGGGACAGGCGGGGCTCGTGGCTTTGCGTTTCGGGTTATCTTTGGTAAAATTTTATTTACTAGAGAATTTGTAGGGTATAGTTTATGCCCATATAAGTTTCAACAACCCTGTGAGGAACGTGAGGTCGTGATAGATTGGCTCGACATTCGTCGTATGTTCTATATGGCAGGAATGAACCGGGAATGGAACGAGAAGAGTATGCTTAAAGTGCAGATGACTTCCATCTATGAACCTGGGAAACTTAGAGCAATCTCGAAGGGAGACCCGTTTACCTATCCTCTTCTCAAGCCTATGCAGCAGGAGTTGTGGTCACGACTACGAAAGTGGTCGTGCTTTAGACTCATAGGGGAGGAGTGTGGTAGCGATATTCTCCAGAACCAATTGAATAAGCCGATGGGCCTCCTATTCAATAAGGTCTGTTCTGGTGACTATAAGGCTGCTACGAACTATCTGTCCATGTCGCTTACTAAGATCGTTATAGAAACGATTTGTGAGCCGGCTGCATATGTTTGGTTCAAGAAGTGTCTCTTACATCAGCGATTCGTCAATTCAAAGGGCGAGTCCATGGGTGTTCAGACACGGGGCCAACTGATGGGAAGTCCTTTATCTTTTCCTATCTTGTGTATAATAAATCTTGCTGTTGCTCGTGCAGCATATGAGCTCTATTGGGGGAGAAAAGTTGCTATAAATGAATTACCTATCCTTATAAATGGTGATGATATTGTGGCAAAGATGGATGACAGGCTTTATGGTTATTGGGAAGATGTGGTGGGTGAAGCTGGCTGGGTCCTCTCAGTCGGTAAATCCTACTTTTCTGCTGGATATTTGCAGATTAACTCCCAGACTAGGCTCGTTCATCGTAATCAGAACTCCACCTATGCTGGAATGCTAATTGACCAAAATTTTGATGAGGTCATAGTTGGTCCGGCCATTCCTTATGTTAATTTTGGATGGCTGCAGCAGTTCCAGAAGGGCGTGAAACAGCAGGATGATTCGGAGACGGAAACATTGGATTTTCATTCGAGGTTACTCGCGATGAAAAGGCTCGGACGGGAATTGTTCCCTAGGGCAAAGGTTGTGATGCGCCGGAACCTGGATGTCCTCCTAAGGCGCTTGAAAAAAGAACAAAGAGTACCAGTCTGCTGGAATCTGGAGAACCCAGCCTGCCTGGGGGGGTTAGGCTTCTATGAGCGGGATGAGGAGTGGGACTACGATCTTATAAGTAGATTTCATTTTTCTCTCTATCGTAAGGAGCAGACCTTCTCTGAGTTGGGGTGGGCGCTGATCGGTTCAACCAATCAGCTTAAATCGAAGAAGGAGGAAGCAGAGGGCTTCGTGTTGGCAGAGGCTAATCGGGCAAGATCTCCCGATTATTCTCAGCTGATCAGATTTCTTAATCAGCGAAGTCTCAGTCAAAACTGGTGTCTGTATTTGGACACTGAGGCTCTCCAAGAGGGACGTTGGAGGTGGTGTGATGGGGGAAGGCGGTCCCCACTGCTTAGTGTTTTTTAACACTCTCACAGTTTTTTCGCATACAAGTAGCCGACGGGCGAAATGTGCGATTACAGAGCAGGTTCAGTCGAACCACGTGTGCCTAGAACACGCA